CCATCCATTTCACTAAACATCTTTGCTTCTTCTTCTCTCATCTGCTCTAGTTCCTTCTTCATATCTTCAATCTCTCCCTTACAATATTCATGAAGTAACTTAGAAACTTGAAGTACATCATCAAATGTTTCTGTAGAACCAACCATAGAAAGTAATTCCTTCTCACGGTCATTCTTAAAAGGTATATCATTATAATTACCAATCTTGAAGTATAGATTTACACGATCAGCAAAGTTGAATGTATCTAAGTCTCTACCTGCAATCTGAAAGAAGTCTGAATCACTCAACTCATGATAACCTGTGTAGAATGTCTTTGATAATCCTGCATACTTTCTCTTCATCATCTTTTCAATACGTGCATCCTCTACGACATTCACGATACCCATTGGTATATCCAACTCTTCAAACCAGTTGTGATCAGGTGTGAATAGTGCATGTCCAACTTCATGACCCACAAGTGCATCATATACGTTATTGCTTGCCTTGTCCCACATAGGTAGTGTGAGAACACGAGTGTGTACATTGAAGGATGCTGTTTCAACCTTCTTACTCTCTACAATGAGATCTTCTGTTGCTAGTAATTTAGCAAGTTGTCCTTTTACTTCGTGTCTTACAGTCATGTGTTTAATTATCTTATACATCTATTATAATGACGAAACCGCCCCTTGGGACGGTTAAGTAGACACTTTATCAACTGGTTGCGTCTTTTCTTTGCTTGACGTAACGCTTGTGGTTTTAATTTTCTTTTCTGGAGTTTACCAGAATTGTGTTGCCAGTTTGGTGTGTTCATGTCACTATCTGAGAGAATCCTTTTACTTTATCAAATTTCAAGACATTTTCAAACTTGTCTTGCATATCAATTTTATGTGATATCACAAATGTATTTGCATCTTTAATTATAAACTTTATGATTTTAAGGAAATCATCAGTTCCAAAAGTATCAAGGGAACTATCAAAAATTTCATCCATAATCAATAAATTAGTATTGACTGAGTTTTTTACTCTTGCAACTTCTCTCCAAGTGAATAGGAGTGCTAGGTCAATCCTCATCTTTTCACCCTCACTAAAAGAACTATAAGTAAAGTCTTCATGTAAAGGTGATTGTATTGTTTCACCGAATGCTTCATCTAATTGGAAGTTAATATAAAACTCCATCTTTTGAAGAAAGCGATTCACTTGCTGATTTATGAATGGAAGATATTTTTTAATGATCTTTGTCTTCACCCCATCATCTTTTAACAGTGAATATGCAAAGTCATGGTATTGTATGTCTTCCTTTTGTATTGATAACTCTTCGGTAGTTTTGTCGAGATTTCCTTTAAACTCTTTTAATTTCTCATGTTCAGTATTTCTGTTTTTAAGTTGACTGGTAAGTGTTTGAATTTCAGATTCAAGGTTTCGGATTTGTTTCTGGTTGAGATTAATCCTAGTGTTGTTCTGAGAAATGTCATGGTTGAGTTTAGTAATCTCCTTTGATAATTTGTTGAAGTGACGCTCTCGGTTTTGCTCTTTTTTGATAGTCTCTTCAAGGTCTTCGTAACCCTTCTTAAGTTCCTTCGCTTTAGTTTGAACGTCATTAATTCTATTTAAACGAAAGGATTCTTCTATAGGTTGGGTACATGTAGGGCATGATACATTATCAGTAAAGAACTTATGCTCCTTGGTAAGGGTTGATACTTTATTAGATATCTTACCCTTTAGATTGTTAAGTTTTAGTAACTTTTGACTAGCACCAGTTACCTTTTCCTGATCCTCGATAAGACCAGTTACCTCTAGATCCAACTCTTCATTAGTAACAACATATTCATCAGTCTCTCTAATTAAATTATTAATATTTACTTTATTTTTCTCTATATTTTGTTTTCCCATATCCTCTAGTTCAGTGATGAACTTCTTTTGCATATTCATCTTATCTTTAATATTATCCTTTTTGAGATCTAAAGATTTGATGCTATTTTTCTTCTCACGTATCCTATCCTTTATTAAATTATTCATTGCAGAGAATATACGTATATCCAAAAGATCTTCAATCACCTCTCTTCGATTAGGTGATGATAGTTGCATGAAGGGAACAAAAGAACTACTACCTAGAATGACTATCTGAGTAAACGACTTATAATTAAGTTTTAATATACCTTGTTCCAATATCTTCTGCATCGCACGATCATCAGATTCTTTATGAAGTTCAATTCCATTAACTGTTATATTAAATATACTTGGTTTGATTCCTCTCTGAACTTTGTATTGTTTCGTATTGATACTAAAATCTATCTCTACCTGACATTCCCTTTCATTAACAGCATTTACTAATTGTGATTTATTAATCTTACGAAATGGTTTATTGAATAGAACAAAAGTAAGTGCATCCAATATAGTGGACTTTCCAGCACCATTTGTTCCAATTACTAAATTAGTATGACTACTCTGAAAATCAACTTCTGTCCAATGGTTTCCTGTAGAGAGAAGGTTCTTCCATTTAATCTTTTGAAAGGTTATCATTTAGTTTATTAGGAGGTATAACAATGTCTTCGGGTTTAATCACTGCATATCTATAATTATACATCTTACATGTCCGAATTGCAAGTCCCTCTTCAATTTCGACTACAGAAAGAGAGCGATCCTCATCTGCTTCTAAAAGCATAGCGTATCTTTCTGCATCATCTTCTTCCTCAAAGAAAAACAATACATTCTCTCTGTTTTGATTTTCTACTGCATATGCACCTTGCTCTGCACTATTTTTACTAGCTAAGATAAACACTACTCTACCTCACAGGCTTCGGAATATATCTTCTGTAAAATACCTTTAACTACGGATTTATCACAATCCATATCACTCTCATCAATATATCTATTCAAAATTGAAATTGTATTCTCAGTTTCCTCTACTTCAAACTCTTCGCTCTCCTGTATCGCAAAATTCTCTACAATCTTTAACTCATGAACACCAATAGAATATAATTTATCAAGAAACTTTTCAAACTTTTTCTGTTCTGTTTTTTTGCGAACTATTACCTTTACTATCTTATCTTTATACTCACTTGCATCAAACAACTGATGTGGAGTATCTTCATAGTAAACATTATAGAACATCCTATAAGGATTATCCACGGGTGTATGCTCTGTTGTTTCTGTATCAAAAATATGAAATCCTCTAGCATCATTCACATCATTCCAGAACATCTCATAAGGATTTCCTAAGTAATAGATTTTTCCATTGTCTGATCTTGTATGATAGTGTCCAGAATACACTTTATCAAATTTATCATATACATCTACATCCATTCCATCTTCCATCATATGACCACGAGTTGCAACAAATCCATTTAATTCTAAATGACCCATTGCAATTTTGCATTTACTTTTTTTTATTATATCTAAAGTTTTTTCTTCATTTTCAGAATTAATCCAAGGTAAAAGAAGAATATTAAGGTTATCTATTTTTATTTCCTGTGCTTCAGAATAAACAGTGATATTATCATATTGTTTTAAAAGTAAATCAATAGTGTTGATTTGATTTGTATCTTTATAATATGCTGTATGATTACCAACAATTGAATGTAAGGTCACACCCATGTCACGAAGAATATCAAAATAATTGTTTCTTGCCCAATCCATTGCCCATAAATCTATGGTTCTTCTGTTATCAAATGTATCTCCCATATCAATAACAGTATCAATCTTATGTTCTTTTAAATATGGAAAAAATACATCATGGTAAAACTTTCCATAATAATCATGCAGTATTTTAGAACTCTTACGGGCACCAAAATGCTGATCAGTAATGATCGCAACTTTCATCTGTTATTATTTTTATATGTAATGTTATCTTTTATAGTATTATAATCAGAACTACTACCAGCAAGTGAACTATCATCTACAGTCATCACTTCATCATACCCAGACTTCTCAATAATTTTTGTTTTAATTTCTAACTGCTTCTTTTCCTTTTGTATACGTCTAAGAAAAGCATAGTGTATAATCTGAGTAAAGTAGGCAAAAGGATTCTTTGACTTCTCAGGATCAAAGTTATGGATGTATTGGACACAGTTTTCAATTCCATCGGATATCATATCCTCACGGAACATATAATTAACAAAGTTTGGTTTATAAGATAGGTGTGTTGCTATCTTCAAGAAACATTCACCAAGGTAGTTCGTAATACGTGGTTTAGGTAAGTCATTCTCTTTTGCATTAGCAACCTTTGCTCTATAAACAATAAGTGCTTCCAAGAGTTCTCGGTTATTAACGTAGTGTTCTGACTTCTTTCTTACCATTACATTTGATCTCTTTCTATGACTATATTATAACATACTTGACAAGTGTGTGCAAATCATGTAGAATAACCTTTGTAAGGTTTGGAGGGATAGGAGTAGCTTAAGTATCTTTAAAGAGATCTTCTAGTTTTTTACGAGCATCCTCTACAGTTGAAATATACCCCATCTTTTTAGTTACTTCTTGGTTTCTTTTATCTGTTTTTATACTATCATCTACAAAAGTTCCAAAGTCAAAGTCACCCTCCTCACAGTAAGTTTGATACATTGAAGTAATCATTTTATCTTTTACTTCGCTCATAGTAATAATTTTATCATATTTCATGATATAAACATCATCACCAGGTACCTCTAACCAAGGTCTGATTTTCATCATCTGACCTTTACCAGTAGACAATACTTTCATCACTACTGGATTTTGCATGATGATTACAGGTTCATCTTCAGAATTATCAACAGAAACTAAAGCAAAGATTTCTTCGCCAGTAATTAATTTTATTGTTGCGTGAAAATCTATCATCATTTTTTAAGAGGTATGTTAACTATATCATATTTGAAATTTTCTTCATTATAAATCTTAATTCTCTCTATGAGATGATTCAATGTATAATTTCTTCTTGATTTATAACTGATATCATCAGCTATATCATATAAGGTTGCTTTATCCTTGTTACTTCCCTTTCTCAAAACTCTTCCAATTGATTGAAGATTTCTTATTCTAGATTTTGAAGGTGAAGCAAAAATTACATTATGCAAGTTTTTAATGTTAATGCCAGTGGAAAACGTCCCGTAGGATGCAACGATAATCGCATTATTCTCACTTTCAGTGATTTCTCGTATCTTTTCTCTATCTTCTGTGGCAACCCCACCATGAACAAAAAACACATGACGATTAATAATACTATTAGTATTTATCAAATTATATAAAGGTTCTCCATGCCCTTCTACTCTAGCAAAGAGTATGAGAGTATTTCCTTTCAAATCAAGTGCTAAGTTTTTTATAAAATTATTTCTTTTACTATGTGTAATAATATATTGAACTTCATCTTCAAAGGTCTCAAATCTATTTGGTGGGTGTTTAAGTAGTAATACATTAATATCTAAGGATGCTACATGACCCTTTTTCATGAGTTCATCAGTCTTAATTATTTTATAAGAAGGTCCGAACAATCCTTCTAATACCCACTTGTGTGTTTGTGATCCACTAAGTGTGCCTGTGAATCCAAACCGATACTTAGCATCCCCAAGTTTTCCCATTATAGATACTAATGACTTTGATTTAAACTGGTGAGCCTCATCCCCAATCACAACAGAGAACCTATCAAAATACTTTCTGGGGAGTTTGTAGATTGATTGCCAAGTAGTAATTATGACTTGAGAGTCTGTCTCTCTTTCTTTTCCTGCATATATCTTGTGGCAGTATGAACCAACGTCCCATCCATAATCTGCAAAGTCTTTATACATCTGCTCTACTAGGGAAGTCGTCGGAACGACTATCAGAATACTTTGCTTCTTCTCAACGTAATATCTCACAATCGAATATATCATTAACGACTTTCCAGAGGCAGTTGGAGATATCAGTAGTTTTCGATTATGTCTTAAAGCGTCGTATACTCCCTCTATCTGATACTCTCTGGGGGAGTGCTTACAAATAGAAAACATATAATCCTTTACACCTTCCTTTGATATAAATTCATTTACCTCAAAGGGAAGTCCATAGAACTCGCTTTCTTTAAATTCATATGTATATTCGTGATCCTTACAAAACTGAACCACTCTATCTAAGAGTCCAACATATATCTGTCCAGTCTGTGTATTAAATAACCTTATCTTTCCGTCCCAATACCTACTTTTGTATTGAGGCATAAATTTTGCGTCTGGAAGTTCAAACGTAAACTGATCCGCAAGTTCATAATAAACATGCGGTTCTGCATCAACATGAAGATACACTTCATTCTTCTTTGATATTATCAAATTAGACATGAATATA